CGGCAGTTCTTCATCATTATCTTTCGATATCTGCCATTGCTTTTTATATTCAATCATTGCTTCCAAAAACAATGCATTATCTACATAATGAGCTTTCGCTACCTTTTTTCGTTTTGCCATGATAATTTCCTTTAGTTATTAACGTGATACTCTTATTATATCACATAATACCTGTTTGTCAAGGTATCTTGACATTTTGAAATAGTATGTTATAATGAGGTGTGGAGCCGAAAAGTGAATGAGTTAGTTCATTAGGCCAGTAGGATTAAAATCCGATAATATTTTAGACATTTTATTCATTTCCTCTTCCATTGATTCTGTACTAGATTCCTTTATTGTTTCTATATAGAATTTCTTGTAATCTCTTCCTAATTCTGAAACAGACATTATGCATCTAGCTGCTAATGGTACAGATGTTACATCCGTAAATGGCAACCATTTTAATAATGCAACATGAGTGGATTTCTGTTCTTCATCATATCTAACTAATACTTTCATTGGCCAATGTAATTCTAAATATCCACTATTTTTAGATTTATCAGACACTACCACTTTTGAAAAGAGAATTTCCCCATTATCCAATCTTATTACTTTTAAATCTTCTTCATTGAGAACCGGTTCCATTTATTCCTTGAGTGCAATGTGATATTTTTTATATGGAAATCTTTCTTCATCATATATTTTAATTCTTTCTTCATGATGTTGAAAAGCATAGTTTTTTCTATTTCTCCAACATAAATCATCGGTAATATCGTATAATATGGTTTCTTCTTTTGTTTCAGATAACCGTAATCCTCTACCTATCGATTGAAGATTTCTGATACGTGATTTAGAAGGAGAAGCGAACACAATGTTATGAAGATTCCTAATGTTGATGCCGGTACTGAATACCCCATAACTTGCCACGATGATGGCATCTTGTTCTGTTTCTGTAATTGCTCGGATCTGTTCTCTGGTTTCAGTATCAGTTCCACCAAAGACGAAAAAAACTTTTCTATTGTTAACATCTGCCTGCTCCTTTATCATGTCATATAAAATGCGTCCATGCTTTTTCACTAATCGAAAAAGTAACAGCGTATTTGTCTCTAAAGACAATACTAGGTTTCTAATATATTTATTCCTTTTATCATGTGATACCAGATATTCTAATTCATCTGCATATTTGTAATTTTTTATTGCATGACATATTTCATCTGGATATTTTAATATTAATATTTTCACACTAAATGGAGATAATTGTTTTCTATCAATTAATTTCTTGGTTGTTGTAGCCTTGTAGATTTTCCCAAATAATCCCTCTAGTACTAATTTATGAGTCTGAGTTCCATCTAGTGTTCCTGTGGTGCCTATTCTATATTCAGCATTTACACATTTAGTCATTAATGTGGTGAGGGATTTGGATTTGAACCCGTGAGCTTCATCACCAATTACCAATTTATATGGTTCAAAAGTTTTCTTGCTGAGTTTGTATATCGATTGCCATGTTGAAATAACCACCTGTTTATCTGAAATTTTATCTTGACCAGCATAAACTTGATGGCAATGTTTGTCAGAATCCCATCCGTATTCTCTAAAATCTCCAAACATTTGTGACACCAGGGAAGTAGTAGGCACAATTATTAGAGTCTTTACGTTCAATGCTCTTACAATTAAATAAATTATTAAGGATTTACCACTAGCAGTAGGAGATACTACTAAACTTTTTTTGTATGAGAGGGCATGATAAAATGTCGCAAGTTGATAATCTCTAGGAACGAATGGAAGTTTTAGATCTTTAATAAAGGATTCATTATGTTCAATTTTGACAGGTTTCCACCAATCGCCATCGAGAACCATTTTATAGTTTCTATTTTTTGCAAATTTAAAAACATATGCTATTAATCCACCATATAAGAGTTTATTGTAAATATTGAATAATCTAATTTTGCCGTCCCATAACTTCATTCGGTATGAGGGCATAAATGTGTATCCAGGTACTGTGAATGTAAAATAATCGCACAATTCCTGAGCTATAGAAGGTTCACAATTGATTTTCAAATATACTTCATCTATCTTGGAAAGATAAATTGAATCAGTGTCCTTCAGTGAATCTTTTCCAATCGATTGCATTTTTAATTAAATATCCCCTTGTAGTTAGACTTTTTACTATGGCCTCAAGGTAATCTACTTTTTCTTCGTGTAATGCCATTTTCTGTTTGGATTCTATTACATCTTCATCCGCATCAATATAGGCATCAATATCTTGTTTAAGTAATCTGTGCTGAAAAGGTTCCCAATCCAGGGCTTCCAGTTCTTCACCACTCAACTTCCCCCCATAATATTCTTTTTTCAGTTTCACAAGTTTACTATATTCATAACGCATAGTTTTGAGTCTTAACTTTTCATTAGAATAGAGAATTAAGTACTTGTTGTGTAACTGGGGAATTTTAACAGATTCTTTTGCTAATTCAGTATCATCAATACTGCAATCACCTGTCCATGATTTCTGTATGTCTTCAAACTTCATAATCTTTCAATTTTTTAAGGGCAACCATCGTTTGCACTTGTTCTATTATTTCGGCATAACCTTCTTCGACCCATTCATCTATAAATTTGGTTACTCCTTCACAGGTTGGATCAGTATAATCATGAGCTAAACAAGGACCATTCAAATAATTCCAATGATGAATAAAATCTTTTTTAACTCCTTCGTATGAATGATCACCATCAACAAATAGCATAGACAATGGTACATTTTCCATTGCATGGGAATTACCTACTTTAATATCTATTCGTTCTTTTTCTTCGTAATCATTTAACCAATCATCTACATCTGGATCATGACATCCTTCAATTCCATCAATAGAAATAATTTTTACTTTAGAATCATGAGTCGCGATTGCAAGTAACATTAATGTTCCTGCCCAATATCGACCAATTTCTAATATAATATTACCCGATTGTTGCGAAGCATATTTGTATAATAATCCAGCTTCATGTAAATTTAATCGTATAATATCTCTTGTTTCACGCGGAGAAGCAAACATCCATAACAAGAGAGAAAAATCTCTTTTCATTAATCATTTATCAAACTATTAATTGTATAATTTCGGTAACTCATTGTCAAATTAGCTACCTTATATTCTGGTTCTACTGAAGTGGAATCAAATAAAAGTTCCGATAGACCAATCGGGAAAACAGCATTAAAATTTATTTCTAGAAAAGGATTCATTTGACTAGATAAAAGAGTTAATACTGCACTTGTATCAGATGCGTCTTTATTCATCATCCATTCCCAAATTCTTGTATAATTTTTTAAATACTCATCAACAAGAAATTGTATACTGAGCATTTCAAATTCTATAACACCCAGATTCTTTTGAATTCCGGGTTGTCGAGGGAAAGGCATTTGTGCCGCTTGCATCGATAGCCCAGGTAAATTAACACCCTGAATAAAAAAATTAAGTTCTGGGTACCCTACAAGTTCAAATTTAAACTGTACACTTGATAGATAATTTATATTTTTTGGTTGTTCTGCTAAACTCGCCATATCTCCGTTTCATCTTTTGAAAATAAATTTGGTAGTTTTGGAAAATCATCTCCACGATAATTAACCCAAATAAACTGTAGAGATGGATGTTCTTTAATAACTGTTAAAAGTTCATCTGCCCAACTTTTATGAACATCTGTCCATGTAAAACCAGATTGATTAATTCCATCTCTTTTACTATCTTCACTGAAATAATGATTGGTATCAGCATAAAGATTATCATATTTATCGTCTTTATGATCGAACCCCAATAAGTAAACTTTTTCATAATCGTTACAAGTAAAATCTCTACAGGCAACATACACCGCTGAAGTTCCAGTAGACCACCCATAAGAAGAGTTCAAGTTTTTAATTTTATGTTCCATCTTCTTTGGAACCCATATAATATAATTTTGGGTTTTCTTTACATCACTATCAAGTCCAGAAATATATACAAAATATTCATAATCAAATCTTCGATATGTTTCTTGTACTTTTCCATCTAATCCATGTTTTAATGCATCATATGAACTTGCTGGAAGCAAATTCCACGAATCATGTGTAAAATAACAATTTCCATCATATCCAGAATCAATAATATCACTTATTATTCCAGCATCCGTAGCACAAAGCACATCAGGTGTAAAGTCTCTATAACAAGCATTACATCCTATAACTGTTCCATTTAATTTTGTGGGATCAAT